CGGAACTTCGGACACTGCCCCCCCAGACACTCGAAAGAGTCTGGGTTATCAGGCCGAATAGCGCTTAGGTGCGCACATCTATTTCTTCGCTTCCCCGACACATTTCTGTACGGGGTTAGCAACTTTGAGTTCTCAGAGGAACATGTTGACTACACGTTACCTCTGCGGTGGAGAACCTGCTCCACTCGCGAGTATCTCATTAGGTTAATAGATGGAATAATCTCTTGCTTAGCAAGACGGCGAAGTGCCCGCCACAAGTGTACCACACGAGTGGAAGTCGATAACTGATCGGTTTCCCGTTCAGCTATCTCGAAAGCAGAGGGGAAGGACGCGAGTCCATCCTCCACTTCGAACACTTCCCGCCAGGCTGTATCTAGATTATCCCACGTAGGTGGGTGGATCGGATGCAGTACCTGCAACGTCGCATCCACTTTCTCAAACCTGTTCCTCATCCCGTTGAAGAAAGGATACTGAACCCATTCGCGGAAGAATTCATTCCACAGAGGTCGTTGGACCTCCATATCAAAGAATTCCGCCGTAGAGCCCGAGAAGAAGAGCTTTCGCTCTTTCCGCCCAGGCCTCGGATCCTCAGCGGTCGGTGTATGTTTCTTCCAAAAATGGATGTCCACATACTGTACCGTACTTAAGAGACCCAACAGGAACGTAAACTTCGACGCACGGAACAGAACGGCCCGACTAACTTGCTCCCAGAGACGCCTTGCGACGTTCCAGGTGGCCTCACCTCCTAAGTTAGCCTCACCGCCCGGAGCCACAGAACATAGCCACGCCTCAATAGGCATTGACCATATCCCGCCCGGACGGTGTAAGAAAGCGATTAGGTTGCTGAGACGGTTCCCTAGACCCAACCCGACTGGCAATCGAGCCAGGTTTCGGTAGCCGAACCCCGCGAAGCGTGCTACGGCCGAGAGCCGGATCTCTCCGAATCTCTTGCACTTTAGGACCAGTTGCTCTAAAGCGCCTACATTACGTAGACCCACTAGCATTTCTGCTAGTGATACTGGGCTAACTTCCCGTCCTCGGATCCAAGTTCGTTTTGCGAACTCAAGAGAAGAAGTGACAGATACCAAGCTCTTGGCTAAGCTGATATCCACCCCTATCTCCCCCATGACCCGAAGATACTTCGCGGCTACGGCGCGGTCAGCGATGACCACGTCGTCTCCAAGTACAGCATAATCCAAGAACCAACCGGGTTCCTCTGGATAGGCTTTCGAAGCCGCGTATTGTACAAGTGCATGATGCGTCAACGCGAGCATAGCCCACGAAGACAGAGCACCCATAGGCTGGCCGACAGCGTAGGTTACGCTATCGACTCCCAGGTTGTAGCTTCTCGCTATCCTAGGCAGTCTGTAAGGTCGGGAGACCAGCAGCTGAGCCCACAGGGCCGTTAGCTCGGTACCCAGAAGCGGCTCCAATAGATCCGTTTGCAACAGCAACGGCAGTCTATCGGTAGCAGCTGACAAATCGAAGGAGGCTACAAAGCGCCTCTCATCTCCTCCGAATCGCTCAATCAAGCGGTCCACGGGCGCAACTTGATCGAACGTTCCGTCAGTTACGACTTTTCGTAACTTCGAGAATATCCACTGGTGTAAAGGGGTCACCAGCGCCTGAGTAAGGAGCGACACCATGGCGAACACTCGGATCTTACCGGGTTCATGCTTGAAGCCAAGCCGCCCGAAAGACAGCGGTTTTCCCCAGTAGTACGTCAGGTACCAAGCCAGTTTCTCGCTTGCGCAAGATTCCGGCCCGGCATCCCACAGAGCCGCCTGGGTAGGCGGACCCTGCATGGCGTACCAAAGAGGAGAAACATGTCCTCCCTCCATGAGTATTGGAGGCTTCGCTCTGAACTCTAACCAGGCTCTATGAGCTTTGGCTTCGAGAACAGCCCAAAGTTTCTTCAATACCCACGTCAATTCAATCCCATCCACGAGTACAAGCCAGCGAACCAACGCTGACTTCATCTCAGGACATGCGCCGTAAACGGCGACGTCCCACGGGAGCCCCATTACTGCGGCCCACCCCCCCGAGTTCGGGGAGGCTTTCCGAATAAATGGAATTGAACGCGGGTCCAGCTTCATAGCAGGATCCAACTTCAGGTCGTCCTTGGTGGTGAGCCGCAGACGCCGATAGAAGTCCGGTACCCACGTCTTCCAACCCTCACGGAAACCAGAGATATCCTTCCCTGGGTCCGTGATTGTCTTGAGTTTCAGAGCTCCCCTGAACTCTATCTCGCGATAGAGCCCAAAGAGAGACAACCAAAACCCAATTATTCGAACATCGCCCTGACGAATCAGCCGACGATGTTGGGGGTTGATCAGACGCGGGATCCCGCGACGAGTCCGAGACACGTTCGCGCCCAGCGCCCAAGGGCTGTTATCCACCATACCTCCCGCCGCGTGCTGTAACAGCACATAACTGGCTTTCAAGTATATGGCGAGTCCTCTTGGTCCACTGGACTTGTAGATGCGTCTTACGTTCTTGGCATATCCAAAGGTAACCTTAACCATCGAGCTACTCAATCGCCCAAAGACTAACGGGACTAATCGTAAGAGAAGTCCCGCTAGTTTTACTTCTGATTTTACACAGAAGGACCAGGTCATAGTGTGAGGCACCAAGCGCCCGTAAAGGGCGTATAGGTTTCTCATAATGATTAACATTGTTAATTATTAGCCTTTTAAAGGGCCACTTTACCCTTCGGTTCCCTACTCTCTCCTCGGAGAGGTAGGCCGCAGGTCGCGTTAGCACGCTCTCGGTGTGGTTACCGATTAGGGTTGCTTCGACCGATGTCAAGCATAAACAAGCCCCCCAGGATTGCTCCTGGATTTCCTGCTTTCCCTACCAATGACTCCCTAGGCACTCCCGTGCCGCGCAGTGCGCGGGGGACCCTTAATCACTAGTAGTTCCGACAGTTCCACCCACCTTTTACGGTGGGCAACTCGTCCATAGGCTCTTTCACCTTCGAAGGACCCCAACTTAGAATGGGATCCTGTGCCCCAAATATCCTATTACTAGGAACGAGAGCCTTCTAGGAGGTTACCTAGAACTGATCCGGGCCGCCCTCATGGGCTAAACCGAACAGGCTTTCCCTGCTCCTCAGACCTCCAAGACCGAAGCCTTGGCTACCCTGAGCGAAATTGATCTCCCGAAGGAGAGCCTCTCTCTGTTCCCCCCCTGGTCACCCAGAGGAGTACTCTAGCTTCCCCCGTAGCCCCGGGCAAGGGCTACGGTTAACATTTTACTAGGTCTCACGACCTAGTCTCCCCAAGTTAGGAAACTAATTTTGGGACAGCCATTCTAAGCTGCCATAGGGGCTCACCCCTCCAGGCAGTCTAGTCTCAGATGCTTCCACATACGCGCTTAGGACACGCGCACATTTGTTCATCTAAGAACTCTACTGCGAGGAGTAGGCTCTGCCTGCTCTTCACAGTGGTGCCGGTCACCCGGC